GTGGGTTTTCACCATCACGGGCCCCAGAGCTGATTTCTCAACCCTGCCGCTGGCTACCCGGGCACCATCTTTCTACCGTGTTGTGACACACATGCAAGCATGAAGGAAAGATTTGGGAACCACCCCAAACCATGTCACTATCCCTACCACAGTATACTCCAATGACACTCGACTGAGAGTTTTGCTAATCCTAATATTTTTCCCAGGACAACGACCTCTGGATAATAACGTTGCTTTATTTACTGTTGGAGTGCAATATTAACAGCTCCAGACAAACGCATTTTATACCTAATAAAAACCTGCCCTACATTGGTATTAGCAGTAGTAACACCATCAACGCCAATCATAAGCCTTCCTGGGCTGTAACTACTCACAGCATACACAGATCCGTCAGCCCCGGCTAGTGCAGCTGTTATATTAGCTGGCTTGGTAATTCTAAATTTGTGGGGTACCCCAGCAGCGTTTTGTATAACATGAGGGGGCAGCTCAAAAGACACCACATTACCACCGGGACTTCCAAATTGTTGTAAATATCGGCCACCCTCACCCCCGGCATACACAGGAGCCATGAGAGATTGCTCAAATGTGAGGAGTTGGGAAAGAGTTGTTGGGGTATCATCTCGTAGATCTTCATTAAACCCCATACCAACTGCCCCAGCAACGGTTGTTGGGACTATCGGAACATAAGTAAACTCTGCCCGTAACACCTCATAACTTGTAAAACTATTGGCCATATTCTGCAACCAAGCTAGTGTGGCATTCATTGGGTAAAAGATGAATTGTTGTGCATTAAATGCCCCGGGCGTAGCACCAGAAGCCACCACACCAATTGGCTCAGTTCGTTCAACAATCATCATGCTGCCCTTTGGACCAGAAGTACCATATGTGCTACCATTATTATAAGATAATGGACTATAGTTTTGGCCACCAATGGTTATCAATCCTTTGTTAAACAGGGCCTTACGCATTTCACCCTCCTTAGCTTTCTGAATAGTTGCCTGAGTAGCTGCATTATTGTTATTAGGCTGTTTATTCTTTTTCTGTATCTCATTACGTAACTTCCGCCCCATACTCTACTATCTAATTTAAATATATCTATTACTATATATATAATTATACAACTATATATAAATATGTTTTGCTAATCTAATTGGTTAATTTAGACTATTACTTGTTTTCAACCAGGATTGACAATTCACTATAATCCTGTTGGCAAGTGTACTCACATGAACCCAAATTCATAGTGCTAAATCGCTCCTCTAACATAACCTGAGTGTCAGGCAAAATACCAAAGGCCTTCCAAAAACTGAATCTTGATTCGGGGGTTACCTCTCTGCAACTCCCAACTTTTGGTATCATCCTACTAAACCCACTCTGGTTGAACTCATTTAGCGTTGTCTCATTTGGTTTCATTTTAACATCTGTTTTGGGAAACATTCCATAAAATTGTTGGAAAACGGGTATTCCTGCTGTTAACGCCCTACCTCCATGGTGCATTGCATCAAGCCACAAACTACGGGTCCTGAGATTCTCCAATGAAAGAGTGCAAGTGAGATCTTTGCTCAATGATACGCGTGGATCACGTACCATTCTCCATCCTATTCCATCAAAACAAGGTTGTGTCTGACAAAAACTAAGCTCCTCAAATTCAAATACAGGAGTTTCAACTTTCATATTATACCCCAGCTGTGAAAACCAGGGTTGTACAAACTTTGTTTTAGGAATATCACGAGCCTCTATAATTAGCATGCAATCATCACCATTATTGGCTAGCCGAAATTTGTTAATGCCGTGCTTAATACAATAACTAAACACCATAGCACACATTAACAGGCAGTTTCCACTGGAAGTATTCATGTCCCCAGACATGCGACAGCCATTTGTTATATATTTTATGAACCCGTCATTTAGCCATGCCTTACACTTATTTTTTAATTGGTATCGTAGCAAACGCTTAACACGTCTGCTTGAACATAGCATAGCCCATATAGAATGCTCCCAAGATAGTGCCTCTTGGGAGCAATGTTGATCAAATCTGCTAGCATCCATACCAATACCAACGGGTTGGCTAAATTGTTCCCACATACCACGCAGATGTTTAGCACTGGCAATGCAATCATACCCTTTTAATACGGTGGGACCTCCAAACACACCATCAATTAACTTAAACAAGGGTTTCTCTAAATGTTTAATATGCTTGCCAAGTGCTGCTGAGTATCGAAAAGACCTTGGTTGAATTACTCTAGGGCAGGGGTCAACCTTCGAACTAAAGTTAATCTTTTCTACTTTAACAAAACTACCAATCTCTGCATCCCTGGGGGTAACTGACTCTCGAAACAGTGATTCGCAAGCAGCTTGATACCTTTTCTTCTTAGCACCGGAGTACAATGATACAAACGCATCATCACTCAACGGTGGAATTGGAAAAGCTGAATCATTTCTGATTCTATCAAGTAGCTGTTTTCGAAACGGATACAAGACATTGGCAAAATAACTCTTCGACTTTGGCTTCAGACAGGTTGTGAGTCCACCTTTACCATCAGGGACAAACAACACACGCTCGGCCACAGCCCTCTGGAGATTCTGAAGAGTGTTGGAGTGGGCCCCAAACCGCACATCCGAACATATTCCAGAGTACCTATAGTAACTA